AGATGGCGTGATGTAGATTTAGTTCGTTGGCATGAAGACGCTTTGCGTCCTATAGGTGGTTGGCGTCAAAGGCAAAGCGTAAATATTAGCGGTGTTGCTCGTTCAATAATAGCCTGGGAAGATAACAGCGCAAACAGAAGACTAGCTACTGGAACTTTTAACAAATTGTACGCATTACAAGCTGATGGAACTTCAACAGATATTACTCCTGTTGGACTTACTGCTGGGCGTGTAGATGCAACTATAAACACTGGTTATGGCGCTAGTTTTTATGGGCGTGAGGAATACGGACTTCCAAGAGCCGACAGTGAAAACATATTAAAAGCTACCGTTTGGGCATTAGATAACTATGGAGAATTTCTTCTAGCTATGTCTCCTGACGATGGTAAGCTGTACCAATGGCAATTAAATAATGCTGTTAAAGCTGCACAAGTAACTAACTCGCCTACTTCTTGTTCTGGGTTTATGGTTACAGAAGAAAGATTTGTAGTTTGTTTTGGCGCTGGTGGTGATAGCCGAAAAGTGCAGTGGTCAGATCAAGAAGATAACACAACCTGGACAGCAGCCGCTACAAACCAAGCTGGTGATATACTACTACAGACTAATGGTGTTATTTTACGAGGTGTAAGAACAAGAGGGCAATCACTGATTTTAACCACAGAAGACGCTCACAGCATGACCTATCAAGGGCCACCATTTGTTTATGGTCTAGAAAGAGTTGGAACGTCTTGTGGGTTAATAGGCGCTGCTGCTGCTGTAGCTGTAGACGCTGGAGTGTTCTGGATGGGTCAGCGTGGTTTCTTTGCTTATTCTGGTGGTAGAGTTCAAGATATACCATGTGAAGTTGGAGATTATGTTTTTTCTGATTTTAATAATGACCAACGTAGTAAAGTTAGTGCTGTAGTAAACTCTGCTTGGAATGAAATATGGTGGTTTTATCCTAGCTCAGATAGCATGGAATGTAACAGATATGTAGCTTACGATTACGCAGAAAACATATGGACTACTGGTTCTATGGATCGCACTGCTGGAGTTGATCGTGGTGTATTTCGTTACCCTATGTATATCAAAAGCAATGGTATTTTATACGAACACGAAATAGGTTATAATTATGACACTGGAACGCCATTTGCTGAAACAGGGCCAATATCAATTGGAAATGGTGAAAACTTAATGAATGTTGTAGAACTTATACCTGATGAAAAAACATTAGGTGACGTTACTGCAAAGTTTAAAACAAGGTTTTATCCTACTGCTGCTGAAACAACTTACGGCCCATTTACAATGAGCAACCCAACATCTGTAAGGTTTCAAGGGCGTCAAGTTCGTATGCGTGTAGAGGGCAACACAGCGTCAGATTGGCGTGTGGGCATAATGCGATTAGATACGCGGCAAGGTGGGAGTAGATGAGGATTGTCCCACCGTATACACCAGATATACAATCATGGGCTGAAAATATTAGGAAGTTTCTTGGCAAGGCTCTCAATCAATTAGATGCTACTGACCAATATTCTTCTGCTGCTGAAGATGGTGTTTTATTATGGGATAGAACAAAAAAATATGTTGTAGTATCTTCTAGTGGATCATTTAAACAGGTTGCAACTAAACAAAGTACACCAGCGTCTAATGTTGGTTCTGCTGGAGATGTGGCTGGGATGATTGCGTGGGATACTAATTATATTTATATTTGCGTTGGCACACATGATGGTTCTACTGCAATTTGGAAACGCGTTGCGTTAAGTACATGGTAAAATTATGAAAGATTTTATTTTAAGCGATGATTTAGAAAGATGTCAGCCTTGGATAGAGGATGCACTGCAATACTCAGGTGGCACACATACTTTTGATGATATTGTTTTAGGTATTGCTGAAATGAGGATGCAATTATGGGCTGCACCAAAGGGGTGCATTGTCACAGAAATTGTGGTATATCCTAAAAAGAAAGTATTACATCTGTTTTTAGCTGGTGGTGATTTGGAACAATTAATAGATATGAACAACGATATAACTAATTGGGCGGTTGGTCAGGGTTGCACTGGTGGAACAATCACAGGTAGATTAGGTTGGAAAAAAGCATTAGCGCCATTAGGGTGGAAATTAAAAAGTGCTAATTACGCATTTGATTTAAATAATAGTGAAAGTGATTAGGAGATAATTATGGGTGGTGGCTCTCAAGAAACAAAACAAACCTTACCAAAATTTGCGGAAACAGGGGTTCAACAAACTTATGGGATGGGTAGAGATGTTGCAACTCAACAGGCTACTTATGTTCCTACATACGGCCCAACAGTAGCTGCATTAAGCCCTGATGAACAAATGGCGATGCAATATACTGATATGCAAGCGAACGCATTTGGTATGCCTACAGCAAACAGGTCAGGTTATATGCCACAAGCAATGCAATATGAGGGTGGTATTCAGGGATATTCTGCTAGACCATTAGCAGATCAAGCAATTGGATTATTACGAGATGAAAACCCTGCTTTTGCTCAGTATACAGAAAGCTTTGGTATTGATCCAGAAACAGGAGAAGTTGGCTCAAGAGCGTTAGAAAACCAACCTGTAGAGTTAGAAATGCAAAGCAGTGGTGGGAAATAGGAGAATATTATGGGTAGTAGGGGACAAACACCAGGTGGGCAAGTAGCAACTCCACAGCCAACGCCAGTAGCGCCAATGCCTAATGTTCAAGGCGCAGGGGGGGTAAATCCTTTTCAGCAAGCAGCAGCGGCACAAACGCAAGCTTTGGGAGCAACTACGGCTGGGACTACTTACGCAACTGACCCAAGGGCAATGAATAGAATGTCGGCTGGTATGAATTATCAAGCACCAACCGCTGCAACAAATGCCTTGACTGCTGGTAGTAATTATCAAGCAAATCAAGCTGCTATGGGTGGCTTTCAGCAAGCTATGGGCTACAACCCACAAAATGTACAAGGTACTTCTTATCAGGCGGCACAGCAAACAGGGCCAGATCGTGCTGCTGTAGGTTTATCAGCCTATATGAACCCATATCAACAGCAAGTAATAAATCCTGTTGCTGATGCAATAGAGAGACAAAGGCAATTATCAAATGTTGACTTAGCATCAAGGGTCGCAAAAGGAAAAGCGTTTGGAAGCCGTAGAGATGTTGAGCAAGACAGATTAGATGAAGCGGCAATGCGTCAAACAGGTCAAGCTTTAAGCCCACTTTACAACACTGGTTATAATCAGGCATTGCAAGCTGCACAATTTGATGTTGGTCAACAAAGTGCAATTGGTAGAACTAATGTTGGTTTGGAAGATCAGGCTAGACGTTTTGGCGCTCAACAGGGAATGACTGCACAGCAACTAAATCAAGCTGCTGGACTACAGGGTGCTAATTTGAATTTACAAGGCTCTCAAGCAATGTCTCAAGCAGATTTAGCTGCTGCTAATGCTCGTAGAGCGAGTGCTGCAAGTTTAGGAAGTCAGGCTGCTCAAGCTGAACAACTAGGTATGTCAGCAGCAAGAACTTTTGCTGATACAGGTCGGCAAGACATGGCAACAAGATTGCAAGCTGCTAATCAATTATCTAATTTAGGTAGAACTAGTTTTGGTTACGGCACTGCAATACAAGACCGTATGGCTGCACAAGGCGCTCAACAGCGCGGTATTCAGCAGCAATTGATAGATCAAGCACAAGCAGAACAGCAGCGATATAGAGGTGGCCCAGCGCAAGGTCTAAACACAATGCTTGGTACTGTTACAGGGCAAACTGGAAACTTAACTGGAAACACAGTAAGTCAGAACCCAGGTTTATTTAATTATTTGCAAGTAGCATCACAGTTTCCAACTGGTTAGGAGAAAAAAATGACAATGAACCCTGATCCACAACAAAGCGGTTTGTTAGGTTTTTTTCAGCGCATGAGAAAGCCAAACGAGCAAACTGGTTTAACGCCATTGCAACAATTTGGTGCTGCTCTTGATCCGTTGATACTGCCACAAATGAGGGCTGGACAGCAAATTAGAGAACAGGGTGCACAGCGTGTTGCTCAAGGCAATAAAAATAAAACCATTCAGTTTTTGCAACAAAAAGCAAGTCAAGGTGATACTGTAGCTGCTCAAATTTTAGCTGGTTTGGAAAATAATAGTTTAAGCGTTAAAGACGCAATGGCACTGTACTATAATCAAGTTTTCGCAAAACCAGGCAAAACAGGTACGTCTGCAATAGAAAATTATGAGTATGCAAAGAATGTTTTGGGTATGTCAGAAATAGATGCTCAAAAATTTGGCAAACAGCCGCCATTGGTAGATATGTCTGCAAAGCCAGAAGCGCAAGCAGCAGTAGATGCTGGGTACAAATATACAAACGAAGTATTTGATCAGGCTAAAAATGCAAAACAGTCTCTCAATACTATTCGTAGGCAAATACAATTATCACAAAGTCAAGATTTTACCAGTGGAATAGGACAAGAGTTTTTTAATCAAGCAAAGCAATGGGCAGAAAGATTTGGTTTTGGTGACGCAAATGTTTCAAGTAATCAAGAATTTGGAGCATTGGTTAAGCAAACTGTTCTTGATGCTTCAGGTGGTAGTTTAGGTGTGGGTGTAAGTGCTAGTGATGTTGTTTATCTTGATGCTATGAGAGCAAATCAAAATTATAATCCTAAAACAATAAGAAGTATGTTGTTTGCTCAAGAACTGTTAGATAATCGTAAAATTGAACTTAGAAATTTTGCAAATGAGTATATGAAGTCAGATATAAATAATGGCAAACAATACATTGTAAACAGATTTGATTTTGAACTTGCTGCTGAAGAATATTTTAAAGATAAGCCATTGTTTGGCAGTTTATACATGGAGTAAATTGCATGGCGCAAAAAAAGCTGTCAGAAATGACATTAAAAGAATTAGAAACTGAATATAATTCAATAAAAAATGATAGTTCAAAATTGCAAAAAATTGAACAATTAGAAAATTTTGCAAAAAAGAAATTCAATGTTGATTTGTTTTCGGGAAAAATAAACGATCAAGTAAATGATCAAAATATTAATTTTACAGATAGAATTTTGGATGTTGCCCAAGCTGTTCCTAGAGGCGCTTACAATGTTGTAGAAGGTTTAATTGATGCACCAAGAGACATTGTTGGACTAGGCGCAAATTTAATAGAAAAAGGCTATAATAAACTCACTGGCAATGAACAATTATATGATGATAGAACAAGAGCTTCTATTGATGCGGTCACTGGTAATAGGGATGTCGGGGCGTCAGAAGAAGTTTCCAATCAAAGTTTGGGTCAAACACTTTTAAATCCACCCAGATTAAGCCAAGTTCGCAAAGATATTCCATCACTTGACGCATTTGTAAATCAAGAACCAAAAACAACGGCTGGCGCAGTAACTGAAAGAGTTACAGAGTTTGTTCCATTTGCTGGTAAGAACATTGTCACTCAGGGAGTAGTTCCAGCTATTACTTCATATTTTGCTGGTCAATTTGAAGGGGTTAAAGGCACAAATTTACAATTTCCTGTAGAAGTAGCTAGTGCAATTTTTTCACCTACTATTTTTAAAAAGGTAATTAGTCCTAAAGGTGGGCAACTTGGTGGGGCTACAAAGGAGCAATTAGATTTATTAGAAGCAGAAGGTGTTGTGCCAAGTGCTGGTCTATTAACTGATGATGTAAATATTAAAGCGTGGGAAGAAGCCACTGCTGCTGGTAAAAACCTACAAGAAGCGTCTTATGAAGCCTTTAGTCGTGCTGCTTTAAAAAGAATTGGAATAGATGCTAATAGAGCAACGCCAGAAATGTTGGAGGCTGTATATAAACAACTAGGAGTTAATTTTAATAATTCTATTGGCGCAATACAATTTAAAAACTCCAAAATTGTTCCTACAACAAAAGATTTAGAAGATTTAAGTAAAATTTTAGGTACTTATGGCGGTCAAGTATCTCCATCTATGGCTGCACCAATTTTTCGGGAAATTGATAGTGCATTGAAAACATCAGCGCGAACAGGTCAGTCTCTTAGTGGAAATCAGATTAAGCGTTTCCATGCTACTTTAAATGACATGACAAGACGCGGTGATGTTGACGGACAATTTGCAAGAGAAACAATTTCAATTGTTAAAGATTTAATTAATAGAAACTTAACAAAAGAACAATCAAAGTTATGGGTTGATACAAATAAAAAATATAGAGATTTTCTTACAATAGAAAAAACATTAATGAAAGCTGGAGATGCAACAAGCGGTTTGGTTACTCCACAAAATTTACGCACAAGTGCTGGGCAAGTTTTTAAGCGCCAATATCTTTTTGGGAAGTCTGATCTAAGCAATTTAGCAAAAGCTGGCTCTGTTGTATTGAAGCCATTGCCACAATCAGGAACACAACCACGTTTGGCAGCAGTAGGTCAGGGCGGTGCAGGTACAGATGCAGCGCGATTTGGGGCAGCAGCTTATGGTTTTACAGGAGACCCAGGAATAGCCGCGACTGCTGCAACTGCTGGATCATTATTAAGTCCACTAAGAAACCAAGCAGTTTCTACACCGTTAGGACAAAATTATTTGAAAAACCAAATGATTACAGATTTAGAAAAAAACAATCTATTAAGAATGTTAGCAGCTACTACTATACCTAGATAGGAATAACATGCGATTAGAACCATTAGATCAAACACAAATTGAAAGCATTGTTTCCAAAGCTATTGAGGATGCCGTGGATTTTATAGAGGCTGAAATATCTCCAAGAAGGATTAAATCACAAAGGTATTTTGATGGTGAAGTAGATATAGGGCATGAAGATGGGCGATCTAAATGTGTTGCTACAAAATGCAGGGAAGTAGTTCGTGGCATAAAGCCATCTATTCAACGTATTTTCTTAACAAATGATAAGCCTGTAGAATTTGTTCCTAGAGGGCCAGAAGATGTGGCATTAGCTGAACAGGCTACTTCTTATATTTCGTATAAGTTTCAACAGCATAATGGCTATAAAGTTTTAAATGACCTCTTTCAAGATGCTTTAGTAAAGAAAACTGGCATTGCCTATGTCTATTATAATGAAGAAACAGACCAAGAAATTCACACTTTTACTAATTTAAGTGAAGAAGCTTTTGCCTTGTTGGTAGAAGATGATGAAGTAGAAGTTATAGAGCATGAAATGCGTATGAGCATCAGTGTAGATGACATGGGCATAGACATAGAAGTTCCAGAGCATGATGTAAAAATATCAAGAACAATTCCCAAGGGTGATATTTGTATAGAAAGCGTACCACCAGAAGATTTCTTTGTAGATCGTAATGCTCGTGGAATTGATAATTTCTATATTTGTGGTCACAGCACAGAAATGCGTGTGGGTGATTTGTTGGCTATGGGCTTTAAGCTAGAAGACTTAGATGGTTTAGAGGGTGGTCAATACAGCGTTGTTGATGATGAAGCAGAATTTGCTCGTAGAGGGTACTCTATAGATGAAGATAGTGATGAAAATATTACTACAGCTTCAAAGAAAATAACCGTTACCCAGGCATATATGGAATTAGATATTGAGGGTACTGGAATACCTAAATTGTATCAGTTTATATGTGCTGGCTCTATCTACAAAGTATTAAACTTCTATGAAGCTGATAATGCACCATATGCTATATTTGAGTGTGATCCAGAGCCACACGCATTTTTCGGCACAAGCTTAGTTGATTTAGTAATGGATGACCAAGATGCTGCAACTTCTATGTTGCGTGGTATTTTAGATAATGTTGCATTAACAAACAATCCTGGTCTTCAAATTATGGATGGTCAGGTAGCCGTTGATGATCTTTTAAATAACGAAATTGGGCGCATTGTAAGAGTTAAATCACCAGGTGCAATAAGTGAAATGTCTGTACCATTTACTGCTGGAAGCACATTACCAGCATTGCAGTATTTTGATCAATTGGTAGATAATAAAACTGGTGTTTCTAAAATGGCGCAAGGGTTAGACCCTGATGTGCTTAAATCCTCTACAGCAACAGCGGTAGCTGCTTCTATGGAAGGTCAAACAGGTCAAGCAGAAGTAATTGCAAGGAACTTTGCTGAAGGTGGCATGAAACAACTGTTTTCATTAATGCTAGAGCTAATGGTTAAAAACGCAGACGGTGAAGAAATGATGCGTTTAAATGGCTCTTTCGTACCTGTTAATCCAGCAGCTTGGGAAACAGATATGGATTTAAGTGTAAATGTAGGCATAGGTACAGGGCGTGAGAATGAACGTATGGCAGCATTACAGCAAGCGTTTGGTATTCAACAGCAAATATATAATACATATGGTGCTAACAACGGAGTAGTGACCCTTACACAAATAAGAAATACAATGGCTGATATGTTGGCTATTGGTGGTGTGAGAAATGCAGATCGTTATTTTATGCCTATGACGCCAGAAATAGAGCAACAAATGATGATGCAACAACAGCAAATGATGCAGCAACAGCAAATGATGCAAGGTCAACAACCTGATCCAAATGCTGCATTTATGCAAACAGAGGCAATGAAAGCGCAAACAAGAGCGCAAGTAGATATGTCTAAAGCTCAAATGGATATGCAGTATAAAATGCACAAATTAGGCATGGATGACGATTTATCCAGGGATGAAATGGTGCAAGATTTGGCTGTAAAAGTTGCTGAGATTTTAGGTAAATACGGCACTGCTGTAGATACGGCTAGTATTAAAGCTGAACAAGACGCAAGCAGACCACATAATGAACAAATGATGGGTATGGGCGTTGGATATTGAGCAAAAGGCCAAACGGTCTAAATCTTTATTAGAGAATGATTGGTTTATGAAAACCATGCAGAATTTGCGAGAACAACAAATGAATGTTTTTGCGAATAGCGCGGCTACGGAAGTAGAAAAGCGTGAAAAGGCGCATAGTATGATACTAGCGTTAAATGCAATCCAGCGTGAACTACAAGCGGATATAGACGCTCTCACGCTCATAAGAGGGAAGGGAAAGCACCGTGGAAACGACTAACCCCATCAACGGCGATGATTTACAGGCGGTTGCCGATAATTTGATTATAGAAACGCCAAATAATCCTGAGAAATCTACAGAAGAAGTTGTAGAGGCAACTGATGACGGTCAGACCGAAATAATAGAAGATGTAGAAGAAGAACAGGATGACGTTGAAGCCCAAGCCAACGATGATGATATGGGTGAGGAATACGAAGAAGCTGAACAGGACGAAGCTCAACAAGAGCCTGTATACACCGTCAAAATTGACGGAACGGAAAAACAGGTAACCTTGGACGAGCTTAAACGTGGCTATTCAGGGCAAAAGTATATCCAAAAGGGCATGGCTGACACTGCTGAAACTAAAAAGACTTTAGAACAGCAACAGCATCAAATTGCCCAGGAACGCCAAATGCTTATGCAAATGGTACAACAAGTGCAGAATGGCAATGTTCCGTCTATTCCCGAATATCCGTCTGAGGAACTACAAGCTAGTGACCCTCTAGGCTATTTAGAGAAAGAGGCAGAATATCGTCGTGCCGTAGAAAAACGCCAACAATTTGACCAACAGGTTAATTATGTGGCGCAGCAAGAAGCGCAACAAAGGCAACAGCAGAACAATCAGTTTCTAGAACAACAGGCGCAACGCTTGTCGGAATGGATGCCTGAATTTGCTGATCCTGAGAAGCGTAACGTATTTATTCAAGATATGTCTTCTAAAGCAAAAAAACATTACAATTTAACAGATGAGCAAATTGGAACTGTTAAAACTGCTGAAGAAGTCCGTATACTAAATGATGCGTTAAAATGGCAAGACTTACAGGCTAACAAGGGCAAGGCTCAACAAAAAGCCGAAGGCGCTAGGCCAGTAGTCAAACCAGCAGCTAAACGTGCGGCAAATTCTGGACGAGTATCCAAAGCTAAAAAAGCAGAGGCAGCAATGAGGAGAACGGGTAGCATTGATGATGTTGCAGATTTCCTTATGAATAACTAACTTTTGCATGAAAGGATACAGCAATGGCTGTTACAGCAAATACAAATGAGACTTATGATGTCTCTACAATAAGAGAGGATTTAGCTTCTGCTATGGCCTCAATTTCGCCAACGGAGACTGTTTTTATGTCTGCTATTGGCACACGCAACGTTGACAACACTTACTTTGAGTGGAGTGAAGTTGACCTGGCGGCTACTGGCGCAAACAGGCAGATAGAGGGTGATGTAGGACTATCCAACACAGCACCAACTAACGCTGTTCGTAAGGGCGGATATACGCAGATCAGCGCCAAGGTTGTAGAAGTAAGTTCAACCAATCAGGCAGTCAACGGGGTGGCAAACGCACAAACTGTTGCAAAGCAAGTAGCTTACAAATTAAGCGAGTTAAAAAGAGACATGGAAGCCATGTTACTTAGTAACGTAGCTGCCGCTGTGGGCTCTTCTGGTACTGCTAGACAAACAGCAGGGCTACCAGCTTACCTTACTTCTAACGTATCTCGTGGTTCAGGTGGTGCTAATGGTACTACATCTGGAACAGGTGAAAGTGGTTCGGTAAATGCA